GTGTGGCCGAGAATGGACCAGCTGGTCATCGCACACCTCCACGGGTCTCGATGGCCCAGAGCAGGATGGCGATCGCATCAGCCTCGTTGTCGTCGGCGGGCGCAAATCCCTTGGCCTGGACGGCGGCGATAACGGCCGCCTTGTCGGCATTGCCCTTGCCGGTAATAAACTGCTTGATCGTGCCGACGGGTACGCCCTGGTAGGCAACCAGATGCTCCTCGCACCAGGCGCTCAGGACAGCGAGCAGGCCGCCGTAAACATGGGCGGCATCGTTGCCGACATGTCTACGCACCTCCTCGAAGTGGATCGCCTCGATCGGTCCGGCATCGATGTCCAGCTGTTCGAGCCAGCGGCGGAAGCGCAGGAAGCGCATGCCTCCGCCGTAAAAGCGGGTGTGCTTCAGCGACACGGTGCCACTGGTGATGAAATCGTCACCGGCCTGTAGTGCCCAGCCGGTGCTGGTGCCGAGGTCGAGGGCCAGCATGGCGCCGCGCACAATTGTGACCGGGCGTGAAGCCGGCGGGGTTGCGCTGCGCGCTGCGCCGCGCAGAGTCAGATTATCCATGGTGATTCTCCGTCAAAAGGGATGGATCGTGGTGCGGACGGCGGCGGCTTGGTGCTTGGCGGTACTGGCTGCCGTCGTCCGGTCTGGGCTGGTGGGTTCAGGTCATCGGCAGCTCCATCAGAACGGGATGTCCGAGAGCTCGTCATTGAGCTGATCGAGCGCGGCGCGGCTGGGACGGACGCTCACCACCTGTGCGTCCGGGAACGCGTTCTTGGCGGCCGCCAGGATCGGATGGCAGCGGATGACGTTAGCGATCTCATCGAGCGACCAGACCTGAGCTTGACGGCCGTGGCGCTGGCCTCGGCCGGTATCGCGCAGGTCCCGCATCAGGATGACGAGGCCTTGCTCCGTCTCGAACTCCCACTGCTCGACTGGCAGAGGTTCGCCCTTGGCTTCGCGGGCCAACTCATCGAGCTTGTCGTAAGCCCGCAGCATCGCCTCACCGTGCTGACGGACAGCCAAGAGATCGAACTCCCACACGGCCGCGTTGAACAGCTTGTGCTGGGCGTGGAACCGTTCGGCCCACTCGATCGGCACCAGCATGGGCAAACGCCCGATGCCCCAATGCTGGTCCAGCTCACGACCTCGCTGGTCGACGCAGTTGATGATGACCTGCATGTCGCTGATCTGACCATGACGGGTCGGCGGTGCACCCTTCATGGGAGCCTCCTCTGCTTGTTGGGAAATGTGGAAATCTGTCTGGCCGACGTCGTGGCGGTCAGGGTCGCGGCACTGGCTTGCGGAACCCCCTGAAGGGAAAACTGCGACACTGCTGCAGCAGTAGCCGTCGCCACTGCGGCGACTGCTGCGGTAGTAGTTTTTTCTTTAGGGGTTCCGCTACTACCGCAGCGCTCTGTTTGCGGTGGTTTTGCGCAGTAGCACCTTGCCACTGCCGCACTTTTCAGGACCGGTTCGGATAGGAAAAAGGGCATCAGAAATACCCTCCCTCGGCCGTGCCGGGGATGTTGTTTGGGTCGACCCTGAGCCCCTTGTAGGTCTTCCTGAAACGGGGATCGGTGAACTCGGTCCTGACCAGCACGCCATTGCTCAGCCAGTCCTTCAGGATGATTTTTGCGCGCGCCTCGTCGACCCCGAGATGGGATATCAATACCTTGCCGGCCCAACGCTCCGAGGACGTGCCTTCAGCACTATTGGTGCGCTCGGTGTAGAGAACACCGCTAGGCTTGCCGTCCTGCCCATCGAGGCCGCGATCGATTGCCGCTAGCGCAGTTTGAATCTGGAGAACCGACACCCCGGCGTAGGCGCTGGGCGGCTTCCACGGCACGAGAGCGCCGACCTGGTCAGGCTCGACCAGTCCGGTGCCATTCTCGAGGGTGACGCTAACTTTCTCGAACCAGCGCGCCTTGCCGGACTTGATGGTCCAGTTCGCCTTGGCATCATCATGGCGGACATAGCGGAACCGTTCATCCTCGGCGATGCCGAGAACCTTGGCCTCGTCCTCGGTCATGGTCATCAGCGTGGCGCTGATCCGGGTTGAGTTTACGATCGCGCCGCCGCCACGCACGATGTCGGCATTGCCTGCGCCGCCCGACGCGTATTTGACGGTGTGGTGGACCAGCACGACGGCGCAGTTCGTGTCGCGGGCAATGTCGCGCCAGACCTTCATGGCCCACTTGATCTCGCTGTTGCTGTTCTCATCGCCCTCGAAGGTCTCGGCGAACGGATCGACGATCAGCACGTCGATCTTGTGCTCCCGCACATATGCCGTGATCGCGCCAGCCATCGGCGTGGTAATCATCTGCCGGCTGCGCGGGTCGACCCGGACGACGACCAGGCTGTGCGGGTCGTCCGCAAGGTGCACCATGCCATCAAGCAGATGACGCGGCGGGTTCATGACCTTCAGCGCGGCCGTCAGGCGCCGGCGCTGCTCGTCAATGTCGTCTTCGGCGTTGATGACGAGGCTACGATAGCGGCTGCGCGGCTTCCACTCACCCCACTGGATGCCGGTCGCAAGCATGATCGCCTTCTGCAAGTTGAACAGCGACTTGCCGCTGCCGCCCGGCGCAACCAGCACATGCGTTGCACAGCGGATCAGCAGACCAGGCACCAGCCATGGGCGCACCGGGATTTTGGCAGGATCAAAATCGAAGGCATCGACGGCCGTTAGCAAGCGAGGGCCGGTGTCTGATGGTGATGACGGCATAGCATCACCGGGCGGCGCGCCATTGAGCACGCGGCCCAGCACAGCCAGCGCACCATAATGGGCGGCCATATCGTTGAAATCCGTCCCGTCGCTCCCTTCCGGAAAAACCGGAAAGACCGCATGACAGCGCAGGATGCGCGCGGCCTGCACCGCTGCATCACGGCCCACGTTGGTGGGCTTGCCCCGGTCATCGTCGCCGGCGACCAGCCAGCGGGTCTTGGGGTGGGCAATAACTAGTCGCTCAGCGACCTTGGTGAGGTTGCCGGCATTTAAGGTGACGACGACGGTGCGGCCGGTGGCTTCATACAAGGACGCGCCGGTGGCGAAGCCCTCGCAGACCAGCACTGGCCCGGTTGCCACGGCAACCGGCTGCCCGATGACGAACATGGCGCCTGCCACGGCAAGATCGGCCTCGAACAGCTTGTGGCCAGCCGGATCGATCGACTGCAGCGAGCGCAGTGCGCCAGCGGTATCGAACAGCGGCACCAGGATATGCTGTCGGTCGAGCCGCGTTCCGTTCGGACCAATGCCCTTGGCTGCCAGATACGGGTGTGCGGAAAAGGCGGGATCCGCCGCTTCCCAGCGCAGCCGCATCTGTTCGGCGGCGGCCTTGCGGCGCGCGGCCTGCTCGGCCTCGAACCGTGCCTGCTGCTGCCTGAGTTCAACCACGCGGGCTTCGGAGAGGACCGGGAGCGTGCCGCCCGTAAGGTGTTCGGCGGCGGCCCGGATATCAAGGCCATCCTGGTGGTGGAGAAAATCAAAGACGTCGCCGTTTGCCCCGCAGCCGAAGCAATTATACCGCTGGTCCTGAGGATACACGGTGAACGAGGGCGTACGCTCCATATGAAACGGGCACAGGCCGACTAGCGTCTGGCCCCGGTGCTTGAGCACCAGATGGCGGCGCACCTCATCGGCCAGAGGGAACTGGTCCTTGATCGCGTCGATATCGATGCTGCCGGTTTCAATACGACGCGCCATGGCGGCCAGGGCCACTTTCTACTGGGGGATGAACGGGGTATCGGCTCGGGATGCCGGGCCACCGCAGCAGCCCGGCATCTGACAGATCAGAACAGCGGTGCCCCTGCCGGCGCGGGAGCCGAGGCCGGCGCGGGAGCCGAGGCCGGCGCTGGCGCGGGGACCACCGGAGGCGGCATGTGCGCGGCTGGTGCTGCGGGAGCGGGTGCGACGGGTGCATGGGCGACCGGTGCCGGTGCAGCCCGCAGCTGACCCAGATCCTCGAACGCCGCAGGCCGGTCGGTCCAGCCAACGATCTCGAACTTCGGCTGGTAGTTGGTGCCGTGCTTGTTGGTGACCGGCTGGACGCCGACACAGCGCACCACCGGGAGCTTGCCAGCCGCCATCTCGGGCGCCGCCATCCAGAGATCGTAGAGCGCGTTCATGGCCTCAATGACGATGCCGGCTGTGGAACTGAACTCGCGCAGTCCCAGCAGGTTCTTCTCGGAGTAGAGATCGAGCTGGAAGCCACGCTTGAAATCCAGACCCGGGTTGGGCGCGGCCAGTGAGAACGACGGGTCCATTACCTTTTCTGGGGCCACATTTGCTGCGAACTTGAACCAGCCAGTCTGCAGGCCCGGCATGTCGAACACCGCGGTCATGTCAGTGACCTCAAACTGCGGTTCGTCCTGGCCGTCGCGCTTGGTGTACCAGCGCCCGGCCTTTGCGTTGAACGAGATGAACACCTTAAAATCCGCGCCAGTGGCGGAGGGAGCCATAAAACCCATTATCCTGTTTCCTTGTTACATGTGGGGTGCCGCATTCAGGCCTGCGGGGAGGCCTCGGGGGCTAAGCCCCAGATTTCTTCGGCAGCCGCACGGGCGCCGGTGTCGTTCCAGTAAAAGCTGTCGAAGTCCGGCGAGAGCGAGCGGGTCAGTGCGTCCCCGTCATCTGAAAGGCTCAAAAACCGCTCGATCGAGTTCGCGATGCTGACCACCCGGCCCAGATGGCTGCGCGGGTCCTCCAGCTTGTAGACCCCGACCTTTTGCGGGGTGACGTAAGCGAAGCGGATCTCGGAATTACCGTGCGCGGCATGGTAGATCGCGCCCTGCCTGGCATGCGGATCAGAGATCTTGGACGACAGGCGCAGCTGGGTCTTGAGATCGACGATGATGCCGTGGTCCGGGAACCAGAAGTCGAGCCAGCCAATGAACGGCACCGGCACGCCGGGGATCATGACCTCGATGCGGTGCTGGCGGTTGCCGTCAGCGGCAGCCGGAACACCGTATTGGCGCAGTTCCGCGAGACCAATGGCGACAGCCGGGGCAATGGCGGCGCGCTCCTTGTCGACACCCGGATGGCCCGACAACGCGGTCAGCTGGTTGAACCTGGCAATCGCCAGTTCCTGGCAGGCCTCGACCGGGGCATCGGGCTCGAACAGCCCCATCTCGACCCCAGCCTCGATGGACGTCCCGCGGTGGGCTGCCGGGCCGACGGAGGATTTGCGCCCCATCAGCTTTTGCATCGCCCACATCGCGGGCTGCGCCACGAACAGGTTGATCGAAGAGGCCGACAAATGATCCAGACCATGGCGTTCAAAGCCATTGGTCATGACCGTGCCTCCGACAGTTCGATGTCAGACAGCGGACTGGGCGCGCCCGGAGCCCGCGGCCGGGCGATCGCGATATAGCTGTAGCTGTCAGGACCAAGCTTCTCCTGAATGAGATGGACGCAGCCCTTGTCCACTGCCCAGCGGGCGCGGCCTGCCAAACGTTCGAGAGCAACGCGCTGCTTCTCGTCGAGGCGTCGCTTGGGGCCGCCATCGAGGTCCTTGGCCAGAAAGCCGCGATGGTATTCGTAACGATCACCGCCCGCAGCATCGGCCAGCCATGCACAAAAGAGCAGCTCGTGGCCGACCTGTCGGCGTGCACTTGTTCGTGATATGTTCTGCATTATATCCTGCCTTGAGAAGCGTTGGAGGAGCGGTGGGAGGCGCGGCCGCGTGCAGGCTTCTCGTAGGAGGCCATAAATGTGCGGATGCGTGTTTCGGTATCCGGCCACAGCCTGCGGCCCGCGCGGAGTTGGCGCACGAGCTTCCAGTCATTGGCGGCTTTGCGACCGAAGTAGCTCTCGGCCATCTGGTTAGCCTGGAGGAACGAATCGATCTCTGAGATTATGGGATGCGTCATACATCTCTTATTCCGAGATCAATCCAACATCGCAAGTAGGGCACTATCCCACAATTAAGATTGCGGGAAGCATCCCACAATGTTACCCACAGCCCATGACCCAATCTTCCGCCTTCAACATCGCGTTCCTGAAAAAGATTCTGGAGGACGCCACGGCCCCAGGTGCGCAGTGGAACTCGCGTTCACTCTCGCTTGCTGCGACAGGCGGCAAGAACGCCTATCTCGTGCGCGACATCATCAAAGGTAAGAGCGCCAACCCGACGCTTGATACTCTGGTAGGTCTCGCCAAGGCGCTGGACATGGACATCTCGCAGATGATCCCTGCGGGAGCCGCGGTCATGCAGCGGGCTGGTGGGCTTCAGGCCTATGAGACACTCACCGTGGTTGGCGCTGTTGCGGCCGGCGTCTGGCGCGAGCAGACCCAGTGGGGCACGGAAGACTGCTACACGATCGAGGTCGGCCCTAATCTTTATCCCGGCAGTGAGCGGCTGGCGCTGCGCATGGAGGGGTTCTCCATGGATAAGATCATCCCGCCAGGCTCCGACCTTGAATGCCTGCGGGTAGCTTATGGCTATGTCGAACCGCAGCCCGGCGACATCGTCATTGTGCAGCGCGATCGCCACGATCTGCACGAGCTGACCTGCAAGCGGCTCGACCATGACGGGCAGAACTTCGTCCTTCGCGCCGAGTCTACCCGGGCGGAGTTCCAGGAACCCATCGTCATTGGCCGTCCCGACGAGAACCATGTTGGCGACAACGACACAACAATCATCGCCATTGTCCTGCGCGCACACCAGAGTCTCTACGCCCGGGGACGGTGACAGAACCCTTTGTCAAGAGGGTTTGTGATCGGAGACCGTTTGTAGTGGGATACATCCATCGTTACTCTTGATGGGTGAAACAGAGAAAACCCGAAGTACGGGTCACCTCTGTCCACCTCATCATGGATGCCCCGATGCCGCGCACTGCTCATTACAACGGCCTTTGCCCCACCCAAATGACGGCCGAAGCCCGGCTCTCCGAGTTGGGCCGCATCGTTGCAGCCGGCGTGTTGCGCATGCGCGAACAGTCCAGTCCTTTATCTGCCGACAGGGGAGATAGTTCACTCGCAATCCTGCCCACCAAGAGCGTCAGTCGTCCCGGGCGCAAGGCCCGCAATGGAGGACGATGATGCGAGAGAATGACAATATACTGGTATTGGCCAGGTTAGCGGCTTTGAAGACCATGACAGTCAACGAGCTGAAGGCTGAATGGCAGACACTGATCGGCAGCGAGGCACCCAACAACAGCCGCACGTTCCTGGAACAGCGGATCGCTTACCGCATCCAGGAACTAACCTGGGGCGGACCATCCAAGCCGGTGGCCCGGCTGCTTGATGCACTGGCCGATGAGGTCGAGGGCAAGAGGGTCCGCAAATCGGTGATCAGCGACACGCGCAATCCGGTGATCGGCACACGGCTGGTGCGCGAATGGGACGGCGCTGAACATGTCATCACCGTGTTGAAAGATGGGTTTGACTGGCAGGGGCGGCGATACAAGTCGCTGTCGGCGGTCGCCCGCGATATCACTGGCACCCGCTGGAACGGATACCGCTTCTTCGGCCTGCGTGAGCGGAAGGACGCCGCATGACAGATGCTTCACCGAAGCGCCGCCTGCGCTGCGCCATCTACACCCGCAAATCCAGCGAGGAAGGGCTCGAGCAGGAGTTCAACTCGCTGCACGCCCAGCGCGAATCCTGCGAGGCCTATATCGCCAGCCAGCGGTCCGAAGGCTGGGTGCTGGTCCGCGACCAGTATGATGACGGCGGCATCTCGGGCGGCACGCTCGAACGCCCCGGCCTGAAGCGGCTGCTCAGTGACATCGATGCCGGGCTGGTCGACGTTGTGGTGGTCTACAAGATCGACCGCCTGTCCCGGTCGCTGATGGACTTCTCGAAGCTGGTCGAGGTGTTTGACCGCAACGACGTGACGTTCGTGTCGGTGACGCAGTCGTTCAACACCACCACCTCGATGGGCCGTCTGACGCTGAACATCCTCCTGTCCTTTGCCCAGTTCGAGCGCGAGGTCACCGGCGAACGCATCCGCGACAAGTTTGCCGCCAGCCGCGCCAAGGGCATGTGGATGGGCGGGTTCGTGCCGATGGGGTACGATGTGGTGGGCCGGAAGCTGGTGATCAACCATGCCGAGGCCGCCACCGTGCGCGGTATCTTCGAACGGTTCGTCGAGCTGGGATCGGCCACGACGCTGACCCGCGAACTTGTGGCAGACCGCGCCCTCAACAAGCGCGGCAAGCCGATCGATAAGGGGTTCCTGTACAAGCTGTTCCGTAACCGGCTCTATCTCGGCGAGGCGGTCCACAAGGGCACCAGCTACCCGGGCGAGCATAAGGCCATCATCGACCAGCTGCTATGGGATCAGGTCCAATCCATCCTGCAGGAGAGCCCTCGGCAGCGTGCGGCCAACACGCGCTGCCAGACACCAGCGCTGCTAAAAGGCCTAATTTTTACCGCTAACGGCGTGGCTATGACCCCGACCGCCACCAAGAAGGGCAGCCGTCATTATCGCTATTACACCTCGATGGATGCGATCCGAAACCGCGCCGGTGAAGCCACCGACGGGTTTGTTCGGCTGAACGCCGGCATGGTCGAAGGCGCCGTGATCCAGCACATCCGGTCGCTGCTGCGCACGCCGGAGATTGTGGCGCGGGCGGTTGAAGCTGCCCGCCGTGCGGACCCGGACATGGACGAGCGTGATGTTGTCACCGCGCTGGCGGGGTTTGATAGCCTCTGGGAATCGCTGTTCCCGGCTGAGCAGGCCCGCACCGCCCGGTTGCTGATCGAGCGGGTCACGGTCAGCGCCGAAGGACTTGCGGTCGACCTGCGCACCGAAGGCCTCGGATCGGTCATCCGGGAAATGGTCACCCCGAAGCAGGAGCTGGCGGCATGAGTGCCCCCACCACCATGCGGGTGTTCATCCCGCTCACCATCCGCAAACGCAACGGGCGGCCGAAAATCCTGCCGCCTGCGGACATGGTTTCGGATACCGGCGGCGTGGACCCGCATGTGCTGAAGGCAATCGCCAAGGCGTGGAGCTGGCGGCGTAAGCTGGAGAGCGGTGCGGTTGGGACCATGGCTGACGTCGCTGAAGCTGAAAACGTCACGCCTGCCTATGTCGGCCGCATGCTGAAGCTGGCTTATCTGGCGCCAGCTGTGATGGAGAAGCTGCTGATTGCGCGCGTGTCGCCAGTCGTT